GCTTTGTTGTCGCAAGGGCAGAAATATATTGACTGTAAGAAGGGTGATGCTGATCCGAAGTATCCACATGAGGTTGTGAAGTCAATTTTAGAAGAAACATATGGCACAGTTATCTTCCAAGAGCAACTCATGCAAATGGCGGTGCTGTTGGCGGGATTTTCTTGGTCAGAAGCAGACTCATTGCGCAAAATTATTGGTAAAAAACGTGATGTAGCCGAGTTTGATAAATTCAAGGAGAAGTTTATTAGCAATCCTTACTTGACCAAATCAAAATCGGACAAAATATGGTCTGAATTTGAGATGTCGGCGTTGTATATGTTTAATAAATCTCATGCTGTTGCCTATTCTTTGATGTCGTATCAGACAATGTGGTTAAAAGTCAATTATCCGCTCGAATTTGTATGGGCTCTTTTGTACAATGAGTCAGCAACTGACAAAATCACTGCATACTTGATGGAAGCACAACGCTTAGGGCTTAAAATTTATCCGCCAGACATCAATAAGTCACAAGAATTCTTCTCAATGTCACTGCCGGGTGAAGATGAAGGCATTAGGTTCGGTCTTACTAATGTAACTGGCTGTGGTGTGAGCGCAATTAAAGAGATTTTTGACAAAAGACCTTTTAATTCCTTTGAAGAGTTTAATAATAAGTGTTCTAAATCTGCGGTGAAGGCTCCGTTGCGAGAGAATTTTGATAAAGTTGGCGCATTTGATTCAATGGGTCACGTATCGCAGTTTGATCATCAAAGATATTACCTACCTGTGCTTGGATTTCCAATCAAGTCAAGTGAATTTAAAACAGAGATTGATGAATTTGTTGAAAATGCTGCGGATTTTCATGAAACAATGTCAAGCCTTACCTTGATTAAAGCTGTGGTGAGGTCTACAAAGAAAGCTCAGAATTATTTGCGTGTTGAATTTGAAGATCATTCCGGTTCCTGCACTGTTTTTGGTGAAAGAAATACAGAATTGGCACAGAGGGATTATGTTTATGCTCTAATTGGCGACAGAACATTGCACGCATATTGTGACGTGTATCAAGCGCAAGATTCGAAATTGTTTAATGTAATGATGATGAAGAAACAAGGGCTAGATCACAAATATGCCTGGGTGTATAAACATGATATTGGTTTTATTAATGATCCAAAAACAATGATGTATGTATTCAATATTAGAAATTTTATAACATCGTCAGGTAAAGAGATGGCAAGTGTGTATTGTTGGGATGGAAAACAGTTTTTTAAGGTAGTTATTTTTGCAGCAGTGTATAAAAAAGTGAAAGGTTTGTTAAAGAAAGGTGAGTGGTATGTAGCACGACTATCAAGAGTCGAAGATAAGGAAACACTTAATCGACTTGACTCTTTCAAGCTTGATTCTGCTGATAAAATAATTACGATAGAAGACTATATTGAGCGCAAGCAGATCAAAAAAATGCAAATAGAAATGGTTTAAAAATGTATAGAGATATAATTGAAACATCAAAATGGTCAGAATCTCACGGTGCAGATAATGATTTTGCTGGTCTTGGTGCAATTTATTATGCCCTACCATATTCATTAAAAGCGGATGTATGTGTTTGTTTAGGTTCTGGGGCTGGTTTTGTACCAAAACTGATGCATTATGCACAAGAAGTATTAATGAGAGAACAAATAATTCATAAAATAGACACATCACTTGTTGATGCAGATATTGGTATTTGGGGCAGACCTGTATATGAAAATGTAATAGATGGATATGAGGGGATTAAAATATATAAACAATTAACCGATTCTGCTTTTGAAAATTTTAACAATATTGCATATTTACATGTTGATGCAGATCATACATATGAGCAAGTATATAAAGACTTATGCAATTATGGAAGTAGAATGAGAAGAGAAAATTGGGCAATTACTGTTCATGATACAAATAACGTAGGAGCCAAGATTGGTAATCTTGGGATTGGTTGTTATCAAGCTTCAAAGCAATGGGCTGAGGAAAATAATTATGGATTTGTTAATTTTACAATCGGGTGTGGAACAGCATTGATTATGCCAAAGGTTGGAATCTAATGGACAGGTGGGAATATCTTTACACAAAATCATATTCAATTAGACATCATGTTGCTGAATATTATCTTGATGATATTGATGTTGTCATTGACATAGGAACGTATAGGAAAAAAATAAAAACAAATAAAAAACTATATTGCATTGATCCGCTTAAAACACTTGAAGATACATTTCATGGAAGTATTTCAGACTGGTATTCAGCACACTCAAGTGAATTACATGATAAAAAAATTGCAACAGTAATTTTAGGTCTTCATATTGAAGGTGAAGAAAAAGAATTTGATTGCGTAGTTGATTTGATAAAAAAATCTTCTGTTGTCGTGATAGAATTTTCAAAACAACACACGCCTTCGCAGCACCAATTTGATACAATATTGTCAAGAACTGGACTTGTTGTGGAGAACGAAATTAACTTTAAAATGCCAGTTGTTGAAACACCTGGTCATCCACCATTTCAAGATAGAACACTTTACACATTAAAGGAGAAAAATGCTATTAGTAGATAAACGCAAGGGCGATTTAATGCCGGTACACGAAGTGATACCGACACCAAGCATTGGATTAAATAGAGCACTTGGCGGTGGGTTGAACACTGGTGCAACGCATTTATTCTGGGGTACACCTTCTGTTGGTAAGACAACAATGTGCTTTAGAATTCTTGCTGAAGCACAGAAACTCGGCTATCGACCAATAATTATTGATTCAGAATCATCTTATAATGATGAATATGCAGCTAAGTGCGGTATCGATATTAAAGATATTGTAGTGGTGCAGTCAACAATTGTAGAGGAGATATTGAAAAATATTTATGAATATCTGACACATTTAACCGAAAAGCACATCTTTTTATTTGACAGCCTCTCTAACATTATTAAAGAAGAGTTCTATGATAAGCCGGAGGGCGGTAAGGCAATGGGTCTTCAATCAAGATCACAAGGATTCCTTATGCAGAAGCTAGTTAACTATTTGCATAAGGAAAGAAATATTATGCTTTTTGTTGCTCACCAGACAGTTGATCTTAGTGGTATGTTTGCTGTAACAAAAGCAAAGATGGGTAATACAGTGCATCACAATATGCATAATATTGTTAAACTGTTTCTGTCAATGTCGAAGAGTGAAATGGAAAGAGATGACACAAACCTTATTACTAGTCAACGTGCTACATGGACAATTGAAAAGACAAAGCAGTTACCAAGCATCGGCACTACGGGTTATTATTATGTTCTTCCACAAGAAGGTAAAATAGATGTTGATAGAGAACTAATCGATATCGCTATTGCAATGGAGATCATTCAGCGCAAAGGCGCGTGGTATTCTTACGAAGATCAGAAGTGGAACGGTCTTACCGCTATTGAATTCACAGACAAACAGCGTGCAGAAATTGGGAAAGCGATTCTTGGATGAAAAGAACTGAGAAGGAAGAAATAAAAAAAGACAAGGCAAAGGCTGTTAAAAATTCCGGTAGAGGAATTAAGAAGGGTGATGCGGTTATGAATAAATTTGTGCTTGACTATAAGCATAATGAAAAAACATTTACGCTTACACATAAATTTTGGAAAAAGATTACAAAAGATGCTTGGAATAACAATTATAGATATCCGTGCGTATCTGTAGTCATGGGCAAAGATTCTGAAACAAAAGTTGCAATAATTGATTGGGAAGTTTTTAAAGAGCTAGTTAAAGGAAGCGAGTACGAATAATGCCAGACATTATTATTAATAAAGAAATTATTGCTGAGCAAATGGGTGATAAAGCTGATGAATTTATTGAATGCATCAGGATTGTTCAAGATATTATTGACAATCCAGATCATTATTTAGGAACTCAAGCGATTAAGTATGCTAATATACTTGCTGCGTATAGAACACTAATGATTGTAAAATCACAGGCATTCAAAAGAAAGTCTGCGGTTATGACAGACCAAGATAAGTTTGTAAATGATATTTGGAAAACTATGTACGAAGCTCTAACAGAAAATATAAATGCATTAAAAATTGCCGGAAAGGGCGGTTATAACCAATGAAATCATTAAAACAGTTAAGAAAGCCAAAGGATGTGGTTGTTGTTGAGTCTAAATCTCCAACGGATTTAGAAAACACTTTGTGTAAAGCAATAGATGACCAGCTTTTAAAGAAAAACGAGACAATATTTAAAAAAGTTAGTGGGTTTCATCCAAGCTATACCAATCAATGCTCTAGATATTGGTATTATTTATTTGATGGTGTAGATGTAGCTTCAGATTTTAGTCCACAAACGCATAGAATATTTGATAATGGTCATGCTGTACATGACAGATTATACGGATATTTTAGAGATATGGGTATTCTTGTAGATGAAGAAATACCAGTTACTTATTCTGATCCGCCAATTGAGGGCACGGCAGATGGTATTATTAATTGGTATGGAGATAAGCTGATAGAGTTAAAATCAATTAGCTCTGAGGGTTTCCATTATAGACAGATTTATAAAAAACCAAAAGATGAACACTATCGTCAAGCTCAAATATACATGCAATGTTTAAATCTTGATTCTGGTTTCGTGATTTATGAAAACAAAAATAATCAAGAGATATTACCAATATATATTCAAAAAGATCAAGACTTTATAAATAAATTATTCAAAAAGTACAGAGAATATTATGGAAACTTTATAACACAAAGTATTCCTGACAGACCATACAAGCGAACATCAAAAAATTGTTCTTCTTGTGATTTGGCTGCTTTATGCTGGGGAGACAGTGGGTAGTGGTGTTTTTAGAATTTGCAAAAACGAAAAATGCAAAAAGAAGTTTGAAGCAAAAGTTTACAACAGTATATATTGTTCTGCAGAATGCAGAAGGGTAGTTACTAACAAAAAATTATT